CAGGTATGGGGAGCTGATGGCGGTGTTGGTCAGGCCCAGGATGCCGTTGGTCAGAGACGAGGGGGCAACAAGGCGGAAAGTGTCGAGGCGGGAGAAGTTGAGCGTTCCGGTGGGCTGGAGCTTAGACGTATCGAGTGCGTAGCTGATGATGGCCACGTTCGACACGGCATTGTTGTGCACGTAGCCGAATGGCGTGTTGTAGTACTGTGCCTGGTCCACGAAAGCAGGCAGGAAACGAGACTCGCCAACGTCGACACCGTTAATCTGGGTCTTGAGCTGGTAGTTCGCGGCGACTGCGCTTCCGGAGCCATTGGCGTAGACGGTCGAGTAGCTGGCGGATGGGAAGGCCAGGAACTTGATGGGGTGCGCCAGAGCCAGCTCCTGGACGGGGTTGGTCGAAATCGGCACGCGCGTCACCTGGGTGACGAGCAGGTCGTGAGTCGACTTGGCGAAGTACTCACGCTCACCCTGATCAAGGTGGATGAAGTTAGACCAGGCCTGGAACTGCAGCTGGGAATAGGTGGCGGTGGAGTTGGCCGTGCCGTTGAAGAAAGACACGACGCGCAGATTGGGAATGACGGTGTCCTGCACGAGAGCCGGGAAGCCAATGGTCACCGAGGAACCAGAGACGGCGGTCACGTATGCCGGGCTGAAAGGCAGACCGGCGACGTACTGCCCAATCGCCGGCCCGAGACCGGCAGTTGGGCTCACGATCCGGTTCAGAGACAGGGTGGCCGAAGTGGCTCCGGTCGCGACCGCCACAGGTCCGAGCACGGCCGACGAGCACACGGGTGCGTACACGTTGAGAGATGCACCGGCACTGAAAAGAGTGGAGATGCTCGTGTTGGCCGCATTGGAGAATGCAATAGTAACGTTGGAGAATGCAGTGCCCACGACAATGTTAGAAACAGACTGGATAATTGCTGGGTTGGTAGAGGTGTTCTGACCACCGGCCAGGACCATCATACCCGGGAAAAGAGGGCCCGAAGTCTGCTGTGCGACAATGATGGAAGAGTTTGCCGCCATGTTGGTCCCGCTGGTTGAAATGGAGAAAACGTTGACGCTCGCCTGGGGAACCGCCGACAGAACTGGGTTCGTCGTGGTGCCGAAGGTGACCGTCGTAGAAAGGCTGGACGACCATGTGATGCGAATCTCCACATCGTGGAACTGCAGACCGATCAGGGGCAGAGCCACGGACCAGTCCTTGCAGAAGAAGAACTTGAGGGGAAGGAACGGGGCCACCTGGTTCGTCAGGGAAACACCCGAGTTGTTGAGGTAACGCTGGGAGAAAGTCTGTGCGCCGACCACTGGCTCGATGTCGGTCATGTACTCGAAATCCTGGGTGTCGATCACCTGACCACCGATCAGAAGCTCAACCTTATCAATAACCTTGGACCAATCCAGGTTGGCCACCAGGGCACCGAGAGAATCACGGGCGGTGAAATGCACGTAGCTCAAAAGGTCGCCCTTCTTCTCGAAACGAATTGTGGAAATTCCGCCGGCTGTTGGCTGGCCCTGAATAATCTGACGCTCGACGGTATTTGCGTAGTGTGTGTAACGCTTGTAGTTTGACCGGAAGAAAGAAATCTCCGGCTTACCTGTCAGCCAAGCGTCCTGAGCACCAGTTGCAACAAGCTGAACGATTCCTCCGCTCATTTTACATTTGACCTATATTTTTTTAGAGCCTAGACAACCGAGAGTGGTTTCTGAGAAATCGGGTTTTTCTCCAATTGCTGAATTGCGATATCAAGATATGCTGGTGATGCACGAGGATTCGCGTTTCCTTTGAGTTCATTCAACTTGTCGAACTCGGGTTTCTGATACTGCTGGAAACGTCCTCCATTCATGTGGGGTACTGGGAACGGTACCGATTCTGGACGAAGATTGGTCATGGCTCCGCCCTGGTTAACTGGATCGATGCGAACATTCATTCTCTGTGGTCCTGCAGGGCGATCCGGGTTAGAACGATTCTCACTGTACCGAGTAAGTGACTTGTCCGTGTACGAGCTCGTCCCAACGGCGTAGGGCTGTGCGACGTTGAACTGTCCCGGGCCGGTCGTGAGCTCATCATCACGTGAACCAGTCTCCTGACGGATGGTCGTTCTCTGAGTTTTTATGTACTCTGGACGAGACTCGGCACCGGTGAGGGCTCCACCCTGGCCTTCACCACGGTTCTGAGCTGGAGAACGATACCATGCTTTCGTATCCTTTGCCTCGTGTGTGATCTCACCGATGACCGTTCCACCATTCTTAATAAATGCGGATGCGGGTCCCGGGCGGCCCTCGAGTGTCGTAAGACGCTCCTCGTTGATGTTGTTGGGCAGCGTCCTGAAGAAATCATGGAAACCACCTGATGCTGGAACGCTTGCGTCGACACCAAGACCCGGGCCTACATTCATGCGCTCGATGGGCTGAAGATTATTCATTTTATTGGTAATATTCTGGCGGTTGTACAAGTCATAGACGGGCTGACCAAAAGGGAATCTATTGGCCTCTGGAGATCGGTCCTGAAGACTCGCAATCTCATTCTTTGGCTGTAAGCGCCAGTCTCCTATGCGACGACCAACATCCGGGGTCATAACTTTCAGGTCAAAATAGTCCTTTGCGTGATCTCTAGAGTTGGCCATGAGATCCACATCACGCCGAGTCAGAATCTTTGGTGTTTTAACACTCGTCTCTTCCTCATATTCAGATTTCTCCGCGAGCCGCTTGCCTGCAAACACGAGACCCACGACTGCTGCAAGGGCCAGAGGGTCCATTATTACTCTTTACTTAGAAGAAAAGTATCGCTGAGCGAAACGGGTGTTCTGATCATCAACATATGTGCTGATGGGATTCCAGCCCATCACGCGCTGCGGAATATTTACGTAAGAATTGGGAAAATCATAGGGCTGCTCGGTCCAGTTGGACTTCCATGCCGTCGTCGTTCTCTCACGGAGGAGAGATCCCGTGTCGGCCAGGTCCTCGAGAACAACAGTTGCTGGTCCCATGTGAATACCAGGCTGAAGAATGTTTTGGCTATTATCCAGACGCGGCATTATTAATGTAGAGTACGAAAAAAAGTATTGATGAAATATAAATATGGTTTCCGCGCCCGCGTCTCGCTCGTCGCCCAAACGACGTGCGTCTTCTGCGAAAACTTCGAGAACCCCAAAAGCCTCTCTGCGTCGGGTGGCGTCTGCACCTCATGTGAATTTTGGACAGAAATCAAAGGCCCGGCGGGCCTTCTCAGCATCTCCTGGGGTGCGTCCATGGATGGGACCCCGAACTAAATCAACAAAACGTCGCTCGCCACGCCAAGCAGGGGCCAGCACAATGGCTAAATTACTAACAGGTGCGCTCGCACTGTCCGCTACACGTGGAGCTGGAGGACCTGTTCAGCCATGGAAGGGTGGAAAATCGATCGCAGTGTACCCCCTGGGGTCTTCCGCGCCTTACTATCCTTCGTCTCGCACTTACAATTATGGCCGCGTTTCAGCTTATCCAGTCGTCGAGTACAAGCCAAAGCGCCGAAATCCTTCTCGGAAGTTATTCCCGGGAGGTCATGCCCTCACTGGAATGTATGAGCCGGAGATGGTCTATCACGGTATGGGACGCAAAATGGCCCCTGGTATGCGTGGAGGAGTCCCACGGCCTGTAATTAACTCTGGACACGTTCTTGAACTGGCCAATCAGGGTTTTAAATTTCCAAAATCTGTTCTTAAACAGGCGATGGCCGGGAAGAACATCACGGTCGGGAAGAAAGTGCCGGTGTGGACACGCTCACTCCCGGGTGGATCTGTGGGCCGCTACGCTCGGTCGGTCATTGCCCGTGCACAGGCCCCACCAACCCGAGCACAGCTCGCATTGCCTTCTGGCGTGGCCAACAAACTCAAGGTGCTCGAGGAGAAAACAAAGGTTCTGGCCGCCAAGGGTACGGCGAAACTTCTGACGGCGCCATGGAGGATTGCGGCACTAGGACGCAATATTACAGGGCGTGTAGCCAATAAGATAAAGTCTGGAGCTCAAAGTCTTTCGAACGCCTATAGAAGCGTGCGCAAATACAAGAGAAGCGTTGCACGGTTGCCGAATTAACGGCCATTTCCGGCGCGCATCTGAGGGCGCTCGGGGATGCTTGAATAAGGACGGTCTGGGTCGCACGCGTCGCCACCCTGATCCTTGCACATAGGCGCGAACTTCTTACCGTAAGAAGCCTGTGCAAAAGCATTCTGATCATTTGGAATTGTAGAAACAGGCGCGGTGTAAAAATTACGCTCGGCGTCACGCTGGCGCTCGAATGGGTGAATCTTTGCCCATTCTACCGCCACCTCCTGCCGAACACTTGGGTACCAAGCCGCCGAGGGGCGATCGGGCTGATCTATATAATCAGTCAGGAGCACGTTGCCCATGGGGTTGTCGTACGTCGGCATCACGGCTGCTTCACGGAACGGGCCTGGAGCGCGGGCATCACCAATTGTAGGGCGGTATTCGCTGTCCTTGATCATGTTGGACATGTACATGTAATACAAAACTCCTAGAACCAAAATACCTAGAGCAAAAATACGGGGATCGTTGTTAATAAGGTAAATAATTACAGTCGCGTAAATAACAAAACGGGCCGTCGCGTTTGCGCGCTCCTGTGCAGACTGTCTTGCTGAAGGCCAGAAATGAAGGAGTTCATCGGACTTGAAAATCTGGTTCAGATCCATTCTGGTATTTGCTGAGAAATGTTTTCAAACTAAGTACGACGATTCTTCGATTTGGACTTGGGCTTGGGAGTTGCAGGCGGCGCTCCAAGACCACCGGCCATCAGGGCCTCGAGACCTCCACCACCACCCATCATTTGGGCAATCATATTGTTCATACCGGCCATAAGATCCTTCTCGTTGAGATCGGCCGGCGTCTTTCCATTGGCCTGCATGTTCTTGGCGCAGGCCTCGGCAGCCGACTCAATCATAGACAGGGTCTCTGGTGGGAACATGTTGATGGTGTTCCCGAGGATATACATAGTCTGAAGGTACTGCCAGATCGCCGCCTTTGTATTCTCGGTCGCGTCCTCAGACTTCCAGATATTTTGAAGGTTCAATTTCGAAACAAAATTGTTCTCCTCGCAAAAAAATGAATCATTCTTGGCCATCATCTGGGAAGTCCAAGGACCGACATCCTTCATGAAATCCTCAAAGGTCTTCCGATCACGCGTAGACTCCTTGACGTTCTTAACCGCCACTTCATCGGGGAAAGTACTGGAAAGCTCCTCGATGAACTGTGTGTACATCTCCAGAAATGCTTTGACTGTCGTCATTTCTATGTTATTTTAGAACCTAATTCCTTATCTGTTTAAAAGGGTTCCTTCGACATGACCTCGTGTGAGTTCTGCCCCTGACTCACAATGTAGAAGACCAATAGGCCGACCAAAAACGCCGGCTTGAAATACTCGGAATTTTTAATCTTTCCTTCGCCGTTTAATTTTCCTTTGAAATATACGTAGGCCATGGTCGCTCCTGCAGCGAGCACTGCCGCACTGGTCGGGTCGCGACAATACTGATCCATTATTAGTATTAACCAAGTTTTTCAATTCGTTGGGGGACCGCGATACTTTTAGATTCGGCTGCATCGTCGAACAGATTCTGCTCCATCTTCTGAACAGGGGCAGGAGTGCCTCCTGGTACGGAAGGGGGCGTCAAGGAGTTGTTCACCGTCACTGTATTGTCGACCCCTCCTGGAGTCTTTCCGAACTCGAGGTTTCCACCGGGCGCCATCTCGGACTGCTCCTCCGAGTTCTGGTCTGGATCCTCGTTCATCAGGTCTGGAACCTCATCATCATTCTCTGGATCCTCGTCGTCATGATCCATGTTAAGATCGCCACCTGGCTCGGGCATAGGAAGATACGTCTGAAGAATCTCGGCCGTTGGGACCAGGTCTTCAATTACCAAGCATATATTCTTGTGGAAACGCTTGTTCAGGTCCTCATTGCGTGCAACTTCCGTGTTGTTTTCAGTAATGATGTGAGGGCTTTCGTAAAGGTCCTTCGCACAAAGTTCGTAGCACCGCTGAACAAATACGTCATTGGCCGGGAGCTTGATGCAAATCTTCTTCGATTTTTTATCAGTCCGGATCGCACTCAGAATTTTCACGTGAATTACAAATACGGCCGCAAGGAGGTTTGGAAAGAGTGACTGATTCTTGATGATGGCCTCTGTATTTTTGAGTGAAATTGAAGAGTTCCAGGTCTTGACGCCTCTGAGAAGCTCCTGAAACACAAGGGTCACGTTCCTGGACTTTTTCTCGGCACATTCTTTCTTGGCCTCTAGCCAAATCTCCCAAAATGCCTCAATCATAACAGGGATCATAGCATCACAAAGCTTCTTGGTGAAACGGCGCTCTGACTCATTCAGGAGTTCCATGTCTAGTAAGTTCTCAGAACTTATTTACTGGACAGACGCGCAATTAATTTAAATAAATACCTTCGGACTGTTTCTTCCAATAGTCCCTCTCATTTTCCAACTGATGAATTCTTGTAAGAAGTTCAGCTTCTATATCCTCTTTATGAACCAGTCTTCTCTTGAGTCTCTCAATTTCGTTTTCAAATTGTTTTGATTTTGTCCGAACGTCCTTGACTTCCTGTGATGATTCCCAAGCCTTGTGAATTTTAGAAAGTTTATGGGTCTTTAAAACTGTACTATTTTTGTATGTAAATCCAGGTCTGCACGGACATTGTAGACATTGAGTAATCTCCATATTTTCGAATAAAATTCAACTCTTTATTTCTTCTTGGTAATTCGTAACTTCTGTGCCGTCTTCTGAAGATTCACAAGTCCGGGTAAAATATCATTCAAGTCATCTTCGGGCTCTTCAATTTTAGTTTCAAATTTGGGGACCAGCCACCTGACTCGAATATCTATTGGGCCTACGAGTTCTACAGTGTACCCAAGTCTCTGAAGCTGTCGACACATGTACACAACGGCCTTTGATATATCATATTTAGGAAATCCCACGACGAATGGGGGAACGGTCAGGATTGCATCCTTCCTTCCGAGGTCATACGACGTGCGAATTTTACGTGAAAATTGCTCAAGGAGAGCTTTGTACGTCTCTTTCTTGACGTCCCTGCGTATCTTTTCCAGGGCAGCTATATCTTTGGCGCTTGTAGCCATCTATTATTCAAGTCTCTTTTATAAGAGAGTTTTCTAGCGCAGCTCTGGTTTGTATGACTCGAGCGACGGCGCCGTCAGTGGCTTGCTCAGCGCGTCTTTGAGCTGCTTGTCCAGGTTACCCTGGATCGCGTCCCATGACTGGTACTGGTCCGGTTTGTACGCACGTGCATAGTCGGAGACGGCGGTGTCCTTGCGGTCCATGATCGTCACGGACCCATCATTGTCTACTTTGGCCTGGACGTCGTACTGGGTTCCGTAAAAATGTTTTGTGTTGAAGAACATGAAGCGCGAGTTGTACACACCCTCACCCTGATGATTTATAAACAGGGTCTCGAGAGGGACGATGTCCGGGTCGCTCGACTGAATCTTCTCAATGATAACCTGAGTCACGTCTGGCGGGACGCGCTCAGCAGTCACGACCTCGGCGTCGTAACTGGCCGTCTGGCGATCGTTCCAAATTAGGAACAAAATTATAAGTGCAAGAACGATAGTGATGGCGTCCTTCATATTACATTTGACTGCGAAAAAGTTCCAGACCAAAAAAGTGACGTGAATATATATGGCCCTCTTGGTCTACTCAGATAAATGCAAATGGTCTATGGAAATCATACAGTTTATAAAGACGCAGCCGACCCTTATTGAGATTGTGAGATTCCACAACATCTCAACTCAGGGCGTCCCTTCCAAGAAGATTACAAAGGTTCCCACCCTTGTAACAAATAATGGGGACATGAAGGTCGGTGGCGAAGTCAAGACGTGGCTCGTGTCCATGATTCCAGTAGAGTTTGAGTCGTGGGATTCTACCAACAATTTTGTTTCTAATTTGGACGGGTCAGAGTCTCGAACACTTTTCGAGCTGGACAGTTACGGAGAGTCCCTTCAACCAGTTTTGACTCCTGAACTCGAGGCTAAAATTGCTATGAGCGTCACAGATGCTTACCAGAAATCAAGGAGTTAAAATATTTCCAAATATAAATGTCCCGTGTTTCTCCAGGTGGTAACGCGAGTAAAGTTCCGTTTTGGACGGGTGGTAAAATAGCCACGGCGGTTATAGTGGTGATCGTCGTAGCTGTATTCATCGGCGTCATGACTGGAGTTATTACTAAAAAGAAGGACGCGACAAAATGCGACGCCGATGATTTCGGACCGGCGAGTTACGCGGGTAGCACCAAGGTGTGCTGGCGAAAGTGCACAGGCATAGACGTGCCTATACCAGGGGATAATTTCCATTGTCTGCAGATGATTGGTTCAACGCCAACAACCGTCCTTAAAAGTCCGTACAATCATGGTTAAATTAAACTTAGAGAATTTAAGCGTTTTTCCGCCAAGAGAATGCACTTGCAGACCATACAGGCATCTGCTCTGAAATCTGTGTTCGAGGTTCTGAAAGATATCATCAACGATGTGAATGTGTATTTTACCCCGAAGGGTGTTCACATTTTGTCTCTCGACACGGCCCGTGTGACTCTCGTTCATATGACTCTTGGGGCTGAGAATTTTGAAAAATATGAATGCCCGGCGGACGTGACTGCCGGTCTCAACATGGTCAACATGCACAAACTTCTAAAGTCTATTACTGGTACCGATACGTTGTCCATTTCTATAAACAATCGGGACTATATGGAAATTTTGATCGAAAATCCAACCAAAAAATCTTCAACTAATTTCAAACTAAAATTGCTGGACATTAATGAGGACATACTTGACCTTCCAGATATTACCATGGATGTCGTGACGACCTTGCCTTCGGTTGACTTCCAACGTATAACCCGTGATATGGGTAATTTGTCTAATGAGATGACGATTATACGCGACGGTACAAAACTCGAGCTAAGTTGTCTAGGCGATTTTGCAGATCAGACGACGGTGATTGATTTTCCAGAGCACGTCAATAAGACGGGGGCTATTTTCAGTCTGAAATATATCAACCTTTTTACAAAGGCTACGAATATGTGTTCAAGTGTCCAGCTTATGCAAGACTCCAAGAATGATAATATGCCGATCGTATTTAGATATACAATTGCAAATTTGGGAGATCTGAGGTTTTACTTGGCTCCTAAATTGGACTAGAACACTTAAAAATTAAAAATCTTAATTAGAGATGGAGTCAAGATTTAAGTCTCGAATAGAAGAGTGCAA